ACCTAAGCGTAAACTAAGCGCCTGGAACAAATACGTTAAGGCGAATTCCAATAAACCAAGATTTCGGTACAGATCAGGTAAATTAAACCTCAAGAAAATGGCTGTAGCATTTCGTAAAACACCAGCTGGTAAAAAGAAGAGGCGCTAATGACTTACGAAGCAGTACCGATTGACGTAGAGATCCAGAAACTGACACCTGCACAGAGAGATGGTTTATCCAGGTATAAGATCCATGAGAATATCAATACATTATTTGCTAATGAAAAAGTGCCGACGCTTATTGCTGGTGTGGCTCTTTTAGTTTCAGCCCCGACAATTTTAAAAATTATATTTGACGCCCTGGCTAAACAAAAGCCTGAACTTGATATTGACATTGTTAAGGCTGGAGTAGATTATGGAATATTTGTTAAAGATTTTGCAGAGGGATTTTTTGAGTTATCGGGTGCTGGAACTTTCATAACACCAGGGGGCAGTCCTTTTGAGGGAGAAGCTAAAGACTTTTGGGATAAGTACGTGAAAAAATGAATTTAGGCGCAATGCTTGCATTATTGAAATTAGCCCAAGACTCAGGTTTTATCACTGGTAAGAAAGCCACATTCTTTGATATTCCACCTGAGACAAAACAGGTAGGTGAACTCAGACCTGTAGGTGATACTCCCACTTGTGGACCTAATGAAAACTTAACCTGGATACCTGGACAACAACGCTATGTCTGTTTGCCCTCCCTGAAATAATGGTAATTACAGTTTTTGAATTATTAGCATATCTGATTGCCTGGAGTTTATTTTATTTTGTATTTGCTTCGTACGTGGCCAAATTGTCAAAAGATGCTTGGGTTGCTTGGGCTAAATCATCAGACAGTGATGAAGATCTATTATTGATTCTGGATCCTATCGTAAACGAGATTGATGATAGGATGCATGAAAAGCTTGAAGCGTTCCAGGCTTCGTTTTACGGATCAATCGGTGCAGCCAGTAAAAAACTGGATGATGCAACCGGTCAAACCACAATCAAAGCGATAACCAAGGAAAGCCCCATCATGGGGTTTGTTGCAGATCTGTTAATGAAGCGCCAGGGGCTAGAAGGGCTGCTAAAGGGTCAAACAAGCCCAAGCGAAGGGTCTAATAAGGGTCAAATAAGCCCAAAGCTAGGGTTGGAGTAGGGTTTAAACGGGTCGAACTCGCTTCTTATACCCATTCCTACCCCACCTGCCACTTCAATCCTTAAAATGGATTCCGTTGGTAAGAAAGAAGTACCTAGGTAGTAATCCAATTCTGCTTAATTATTTTGGTTAAGATTCCCTGGCACTCGTAGCATACTGTTACTTCATTATTGAATCTGTCAGTCTTGAGATGATCCTTTGACTGCAGACAGATATTACAGCGACGTTTCATAGTATAACATCGAGGAAATAAGTACCTTCCTCTGTCCTTGTCAACTCCCATTTATTCTTATGGAAAGCTGCGGATAGTTCCTTGATACCCTGCTCTAATGCAGTTGCCAGATCTCTTGATGCCTGGCTGTTACTTTGCCATACTGTTTCTATTCCCTCTTTAGAGATAGATTCGTAGGAGGGATGGGAGAAAAGGAGAATAGGATACTTCATTTTAGCTCCCCATTCTGTCTCGATCTCCTCTAGTTTGCCATTGAATTGAATCACGGCAGTCTGTCCAGGTGGAACCTCGCGCATTACGCTGGTTGCACCAAAATGGAATTTGTCTTTAGACATTATTTCACCAGTTGAGTTAAAGCATTTGAAATATAAAGGAAGTAGGTTATACCCAAAAAGTAGTAATACCCCTACTCATATCTGAGTATATGGTACGAAGACGTAGGGCAAGATCACGTAGAAAAGTTCGAACTTTTGGAATCAACGTGATCGAAACAGGCGCAGCTCTCGCTTTAATTGATCAAGTAAATGCAGGTGCAGCTATGCAATCATTTTTAGCAGGTAATCTTAATGCAGGTTTAACCACTTTATCAAATGCAGCAAAAAAGAATAAATCATTGATCACTAAAACACTTGTTTCAGCATTCGTAGCAAAAGCTGCAGTAAAATCATTTTCACGGGGATCACCAGTTCTGGCTTCTCTTGGACCAATAAAGATAAGGGCATAATATGGCAATAGTAGTAACACGTACGGAAGCAGCGTTGAGCGCAACGACTAGCTTTCAGAGCATGAATAATCAGTTTGCATCATCGGGTCTTTCCCTGGTTGTGCCTTCTGGAGTTTCGCAGATCTCTCAGATATCAATGGGAGTTAGTAGCGTTGGAACTGGAGCAGATTTCTGTTCAGGATTCAAATTAACAGGTACAGCACTCCAGGAAGGAGATGCAACCTTTATGGGTCCTGCAATCGCTCAAGCCGCAAGTGGTGGAACTGGAGTAGCAAACTGTGTTGTCCAGGAAAAGACTGCACTGGGTGTAACTTCTGGTAATACTTTAGATATTCAGGTAGCTGTAACAACTGCAGCAACTATCGATTCAAGCTGCACAATAACATTCGAGTGATTTTCAATGCCTGAAGGCATACCGTATGTTGGGACCAATGTAGTAGCGGGTACAGGGCCCGATCTTAATTATCTGGGTGATCACTGTTTCGCATATTCAGGTGTTATTAATGCAAGTGGAGAAACCAATTATCTTGATTTTACAAGTGGTGGGGGATACATTTTAGCAGACATCCAAGCATTAACAGATCAAGCGAACGGTGACGACTTTAACATTAAATTTTATGTTAATGGTATTGTAGTAGGTACAGCTCATGCATTTTTTTATTCCAATAGTACCTATGTAGTCGGTGCAGCACAATGGCAATTATTAATTCCACCCTATACTAACATTAAGATCACAATTGAAAATTCGGGTACTGCAGATGAATGGGCAGTAATGTTAATTGGTAAGGTTCATAAGTGACACTTTCGACGGGGCCTACCCTAAACTTCTTTGGTGATCATGTCTTTGCCTGGAGTGGCCTAGAAAGTTTGACTGCAGGAGGAGTAACACTGTTAGATTTTATTTCACCAAATCGTTTCTATAGTGTTGTCACAAACGTCTCCTTCGATTATAGTGGCTGCAGTGCAGGTGATGCATTGTCCTGGACTATCCAGGGGAACGGTGAAGCCCTCCATGTGGCTAAGTTCCTGATCATTGATGCTGGGGTAGGGCCTCAATTCCCTAATTTGTATTATACGATTCCACCCAATACAGGAATGCTGATTCAAGCACAAGGACCTACTGGATCTATGACAATTGTTCTAGAAGGGAAGGAGGTAAGTTAATGCCAATGAAGTATTGTCCTAATTGTGGTAACAGGATTCAAGTTTTTGAAGAAGGTGTTGGTTTAGCTGGAGGTGCTCTGGTTGAAAGGAGAAAACCTAAGCGTAAACTAAGCGCCTGGAACAAATACGTTAA